CTCGTAGCGAATCTGGATGCGCACGACTTCCTGGTTGATGGCGTCCAGCCAGACGATGTAGGGCTCTTCCACGCCGTCCTCGTCGAGGTCGAGCCAGCGGTGCTGCTCGAGTACCAGGCAGTAATCGGACGCGTCTCTGTGGCCTTCCTGGAACCCCATAATCGTGTCCACGACGTCATCGGCCGGGTTCTTGCCGGCAACGCTGCCGCGGCTCGACCACGGCATCAGCGGCTGGTTGAAATAGCCGGTCGACGCCAGCTTGTTGGCGTGGTGACGCGGCACCCACTGAATCTCGGTCTTGCGGCCGATGTCGTCGAGCATGCGCGGCCCGGTGCCGTACGGAATGATGAGGTCAGTCGCCCGCACATTGCGCACCGCCAGGCGCCCGGTCACCGGGTCCATGAAGACCTTCGAGAACATGCAACCGTGCAGCGGCAACGCCATCAGCATGGCGTCCTTGGCCTGGCGGTAGTCCGAGCCGCGGTCGAGCAGCTGCCACTGCAGGTACTTCTCGACCCTCTGCGCCCGCTCGAGCGACATCGGATCGACGGCACCGGTCGGAACGCAGCGGATCATCTTGCGGCCGCGCGCCGGAAACATCGCCTTCGATGCGCGCGCGTGGAACTGGTCGCAGGCTTCGGCGAGGATCGGCAGGCTGTCGTCGCTGGCTCCCTCGAACGGCTTCTCGGTCTTGTCGCGCTGGAAGTAGATTTCTATCCACTTCGCGTGCATCTCGCGCCACTCCGAACAACTCTCGGCGTCCGGGGTGAACTCTTCCTGCACCATCCGGCCGGTGTTCTTGAGCTTGTCGGCATCGAGCTGAGGACTGATATCGCGCAAGGTCGGGTGAAGAAGCGAGGGCATCGGTCAGTTCCCGTAGGCGACGTAATTGCAGAGAATGCCGACGCCGGCTTCGGTCACACCGCTCGTCGCATTCACCGTACGCGTGGTGAATCCCGTCTGATTCACGATCCCTACCGACATAACCATGTCCTCCCGGCCGGACGTATTGTCGCCGTTCGTGAGCGAAACCATGAATGCGGCATTGGTGAACGGCCGGGTGAACAGCACGGTCGATTCACCGCCGGCACTCACCACCGCCTGGCCCCACCGCATCTGAATGCCGTTCTCGAAGTCGGCATGACCGGGATTCGCGGCGCTGACCTCGATGCCGATGAAATTGCCGACGCCGGTGTTGACGTAACGCGTCGTCACGCCGGATTGGAACGTGTTCATGGCACCGACGCGGACGTTCCGCGTGTTGCCGTCCAGCGAGATACCGGTCGACGCGAACTCGAAGCGGTTGTTGTCGATGCCGCTGTCGATCAGCTTTTCGCACAGCACCGCCAGCGGCGAGCCGGTAGTCATGGCGAAGGTGTTGCCGTTCACATTGCAGCTGTGCGCGGTAACGTCGAAACCCTGCAGATAGACGCCGATGGTGTTCGTCAGCGCCGTCGGCGTGTTATAGAACGTCGTGCCGGTGATCAGTGCCTCGCCGACGTTGCGGCCCCACACGCCGACATTGCTGACGTTGAAGTGGCAATCCTGCACGTTGAACTGCGGCGCAGCGAAGGACGAGCCGCTGCCCGGACCGAAGAACAGGGCGCCATAACCGCAACCGACGAAGTTGCAGCCCTCGATAAAGCCGCCCTCGATCTGCTCGAAGCTCACGCCGTTGATGTAGTAGTAGAACGAGCAATCCTGGACGAGGAACTCGACCGGGTGCCCGTTCTGGTAGCTGTTGCCGACGCCGTGGTGCCGGATGGCGTAATTGCTGCCGGCATAGCTGCTGTCGTTGCCGGCGGCGCTACCCTGAATCCAGCCGGTGAACGAGCAATTGCGCACGTTGCCCTTGATGCCGGCGATGCTCTCGATCCCGGTGCCCCAGCCGGAATTGAACTGCGCTGCGCTGCCGCCCGAGAAGAATACATTCTCGACGGTGAAACGCGGGCTGTCGCGATCGAAAATGAAGCGATCCTGGCCGGCGGTGCTGCCGGACACCACCACCTGCGAAGTGTAGTCCAGCTTGATCGCCGTTCCCGCCGCACTCGACTTGGCGGTCATCAACGACATGTCGCGAAAGTGGTGGTAGTCGTGATTGTGCCGGCCGACGCAGTGGAATCCGTCGCTGCTCGCCGAGCTCGACCATCGCAGCAATGTCGTGCCGACGCCATCGCCGTAGGCGTAGACGTTGCCGGACGCAGACACCTGGCCCTCGAGGCGATAGATGCCGCCGGGAATGTAGAGCGCCGCCGCGGTCGTCTGCACCGCAGTGAACGCCAGCTTGAACGCCGCCGTGTCGTCGGTGGTGCCGTTGCCGACCGCACCGAAGTCGCGCACGCTGTAGACGTCCGATCCCTTGCGATTGACGCTGCGCGTCGTAGAACCGACGATGCCGAGCTGGAAGTCGATGACCCCGGCGCTGGCCGGCGTGACGTTCATGATGCCGGCGACGGCTGCGGTCGTAGCGGACTGGAACAGCTGCAAGCCGACTGCGCCGGCCACGTGCGTGGTGGCGCTTACGGCCGAGAGGATGTCGAGAAAACCGACCGCGCCGCCGCCGACTCGAATGGCTGCGTCGACCTGCCACTCCGGCATGCTGCTTTCGATCCAGCTCGAGAACTGCGCCTGCGTCGGCGCATCACCCGCCTGGAACCAGCTCTTGACGGTCGTTTGATGCTCTAGGGCCACGATCAATGCTCCGGAAGTGATGACGCCGGGGAAATAGGTGTTGGGAAAATATACGACAGGAAAATAGCTATGTACGAACACATTCGAGAACCTTGTTCATCAATTCTTTAGTCCGGCGGTCGGCGATAATATGGGATATGGCAATAACACCATCGTTGCATGATGTTCTACTGTAGTTTTCTACCGATTCCAGAGACGCCCCACACCGGCGGCAGAAACAACTTCCGAAATCCCAATCATGTTCCGTCAAGAGTCACCACCGTTCGATTTCCGCCCGCATCTACCGTCGCGTCGATGCGGTTTTTGGTGTCGCCGACGTCACGAATGAGCACATTGGTGGTCGCCGCACCGGACAGCTTGCCGGCAACCGCCGAGAGGATGATGCGCAGCGCCTGGCGCACCGTCATCGAGCCTTCCAGCGTGTCATCCAGGATTTCATCCACCGCCGAAGCAGCGAGAGCATTCGCATCGATCGCCGATGCCGCAAACGAGCTTGCGCCGATGGCGGAGGCACCGAGAAGCCCCAAAGTGGTAGCCGCGAGATTGACGGTGGCGCCGGGAGTTCCGACGTTGTTCCAATCGACGCCTGCCTCGCCGCCTGTCGAGACGTCCAGCGTTCGGCCGGCCACTGTCGGTTGCAACGGCGCTTCCCCCGCAACATAACTCGCCACCTCCACCTGCGGCCAGCCGGCGGTGACGACAGCCGCAACGCTGGTGCCGGCCCACATATTCACGTTGACGCTGCCGACGACACCGCCCGGCGCTCCGGGCATCGCGCTGGCACTCGAGTGCGCCCACATCTGCAGATCGGCCATGACATTGCCGACGTTCAGCACATTCGGAACGGTGCCTCGCCATTGAGCTACATTGGCGCTGACCAGCACGTTCGTGCTGATCGAGGCCATATTGGCCTGCAGCACACCTTCGGCGCTGACATTGCTTATCGCCACCAGCCGCGTGCTCGGGGCACCGGCGGTGACGATGCCGGCGACGCTGCCGTGATTCCAATAAACCACGTCGACCGGAATAGCGCCAGCCGTCGTGATGGATGCCACCGCCCTGCCGCCCCACGAGCTGACGTCGACGCTGCCGGCAGCCCCAGGTGCGCCGGGCATCGCGCTCGCCGAGGAGTGCGCCCACATCACCACGTCGGACTGCACATAGCCGGCGTTCAGCACGGCCGGCGTAGCGCCGCGCCAGGTTATGACGTTGACATCCGCAGCCGCACCGCCGGGTGCCTCCATCCATGATGTCGCGACAATTCCGAACTCATCGCCTGCCGAAACCTCGAACGGTAAGGCCGCAAAGGTAACGACGTTGCCGGTCTGACCGGTGATGCGGCGCATCGCGCCGTTGCAGGTGCCGGTGGTGAAAATAATGATCGACCCTTTATAGAGGTCGGTCATGCTCCGAATGTTGTTCGACGAAACCTGCGTGGTGGTGCTGCCGACGCCGGCTGATCCGCCGGTCCAGAAGATGATCTTCGAATAGGCGTCGTTTGAGATCGAGCTGTTGTCGAGGACATGCGCCGACATCTTGGCGACCAGCGACTGCACGAGCGTTCCAGACAGCGCCGCCGGAACTGACCCTAGCCACTGCCCGACGTTCGCCGAGACGAGCACGCCGGTGCCGATCGAGCCGACATTGGCGCTTACGGTGACGTTAGCGGCCGAGATGTGATCTATCATCATCACATCGGCTTTGAGCGTTCCCTGAGCACTATTGTGATTGACATAGATGAGATCGACCGGGATCGCGCCGGCTGTCGTCGGCACCGTCACCGGGGCTCCTGCCCACGTAACAACGTTGACGCTCGGACCGCCGGCCGTCACGACGCCGGCGACGCTGCCGTGGTTCCAGTAGAGCACATCCGCCGGAATGGTCGACGCACTGCCGAGCACGGCCGGAACCGATCCGCGCCATTGGCCGACATTTGCCGAGACCAGAACATTCGTCGCGATGGAACCGACATTGGCGCTGACTTTTATCAGCGAAACCGCCGATGCCATCTGCGTTATCGTATGAGTCCGCGATGGGATTATGAGAAACTGGTCACCGCTGTTCGGGGCGCTGACGAAGGCTTCGTCGGTGGTGATGACTTTACCGGCTGTCGCATAAGAGCGAACCACGGCGCTCTGGCTGGCCAGGTCGCCGGTGCGGAACAGGATAAGCTGCTCGGCATAGAAGTCGGTCGAGCCGCTCGGCAGATTGGTGATGAACGATGATGTGGTCGGACCCGGTGATCCCGCGCTGACGACTCCGCATACGAATGTCTTATACCACAATCGCTGATTGGCCGGCGTTACCGGATCGTCGGATACGGCCACGACATTGACGCTCGGGGCATTTCCGGTGACAACGGCGGCGACTGCCGTGCCGAGCCATTGACCGACATTGGCGCTGACGATGATACCGGCAGCTACAGCCCCGATGCTGGAATCCATCCGGCCGGCGACTAGTGCGTTTGGCGCAATACCGGCCCATTGAACCGTGTTGACGCTCAGCAGCCCGGCGTTGCCGGCGCTGGCGGTGTGGTTGACGTACATCACGTCGACGGGAACAGTACCGGCCGTTACCGGTGATGCGACCGTGGTATGTTGCCATGTCAACACGTCGACAGCCGGTATGCCGGCATTGCCGACCGCTATCGCGGCGCTTCCCCATTGCGTCACATTGGCGACCACGGGAGCTTGAGATGCGCTCGCCCCATGGTTGAAGTACAGCACATCAACCGGGATGGTTCCCGCCGTCGTAATGGCGGCGACCGCTTTGCCACCCCATGAGCTGACGTCGACGCTGCCGGCCACGGCACCCGGTGCACCGGGCATCGCGCTTACCGGACTGCCGGCCCAGCTGACGACGTTGATGCTGGGAGCACCGGCGGTGACAACTCCGACAACACTGCCATGATTCCAATACACCGTATCCACCGGAATGGTCCCGGCGGTCGTGATCGAGGCTACGCTGGTGTGGTTCCACACATTGACGTCGGCGCGCATCGGCCCGGTGCCGAAGTATGCATCATAGGTCACCGGGTCGACGACCATAAAGTCTTCCCAAACCTGGAATATGCTGCTGGACGCTGACGGATAGCATGTCCATCTCAGCAATCCTAATGTATCTACGTCGCCGGCAGATAGTGCAATCTCATAGAATGGACCGCCGCCGTCTTCATTGGTGAATACGTCTGACTTTGCCGGCCCCCAGTTGGCCGCATTTTTCTTAACTCGGCAACCGCCGGAAACAAGATCGGCTCCTATAACGGCAGTAAAACCATCGGACGCCTTTATGAACGGTCCGACGCCGGCACAGACTTGTGTGTTTTGCCTAAGCCAGCGCGCCATTATGAAGACCTATGCATGTGATCATAATAGAAGTATCCGACAGGAACGGTGGCAGCTGCTGCCGTCGCATCAAACTGCATAACGATGATACGCTGATACGCCATGTCCAAGCCGGCACCGGTAGCAGAAAGCCTTCCCTGGTATTTAAACTCATGCTGCCCTTGACTTGCTGTAGTTATGACCATGAGAGCATTGGGATGCCAGCTCCAAACAGCATCGGCTGCGGTACCCTGGCCCCATATAGTCGTCTCTCCGGCCGTTACATTATCCATTACGAAGAAAACCGATTGCGATGCCGTCAGCAAATTCGTGTTTCTGCCTCTCGATGCAGCCAGAACGCCGTATTTAAGACCGCCCTTCATGGCAAACGAAGTAGTCAATGCAGTTACGAATGATGCGGCCGATATACTTGCCGTAACGTCAGAAGCAGCAATTGTAATCGCGTTGAAAGCGTCGGCCCGCAACGCGGCTATGCGCGCCCAGTTGACGTTGGCCGAAACCAATGCACAGCTGGTACCAAACTGGTATTCCAGCGTGTTGGAACCTGCCGCAAAATTCACGATATCAACGATCGGAAAACATGAGCTTGGACTGGTAAATCCACCGGCTGAGTACATTCCCATATATCCGGCTGGCGAAAGCCCGGCTGTTCCCTGATGCAATAGCCTGGCACCGCGATGTTTCTGGCCGCCCTGCTGTATGGCTAGGCCACCAACTCCCATAACAAGATAATTGCCTTGTGTAGCGGGAGTAAATGTTGCCGAGCATGCGGTGGCCCAGCCGGTAGGATTGACTATCTGATGCAGCGTCTCGGTCGTGCCATAGGCATCGGCGGCAGTTGCCTTGATGGCCCACAGCCGCAGATTCCGCACCTCGCTCATCTTGGTGTTAGCGCTGACATGAAGACGAAAGCTGATGTTTTGCGTGCCTACGGATGTCGGTGTAATAATTCTCCGGAATCCGAATTGTCCCTCTACATCCGATGCCGTCACCGGCGCGAACATGAAATCGCATACGGTCGCGGTTGCCGCCGTTTCCATATAGACGAGCTGGGCAAATACATTGTTTTGTAGCTCGGTGGCGCGCACCGACCAGCTGCCGCCGACAAAGTAGGCAGCGCTTGCCTGATTGGTGAAGCTGAGCGCCGTTACCTGAGTGCGCGTTGCGCTGCTGACGTTTGCCGTCGCCAGCGACTCGATGAAGAAAACCTGACGCGCCGGCACATCAGACCTTCTTGAGTCTCGGATTCTTGCGCTTGGCGGCCGCCGATGCGCCGCGCGAACTCGCCGCGAGAATGGCGTTCGCGCGCTCCTTGCTGACGCCTTCCTTGGCCGCGATCTTCGATGCTACGGCTTTGAATCCGGGATGCTTCTTTGCCATTTGTCCCATGCCCACCTGATCGCGCCCGCCAAACCGGCAACGATGAAGCCCTTGGCGAAGATATACAACATCTCTTCGTACGTCATTTGTTTACTCCCGACGCGGCTGTTGCGAATAGAACACTTGCCGGCGGCGCGGCGACCTGCGTCGGCTTGGGCGCTTTGTTGAATTTATCCCATCCGGCATCTATCTCAAAAATACGACCCCCGAATGCCGGGTTTTGTCTCGCGAGACTACGACGATATGCGCTCTGTATTTTGACGAGAGCCTTGCCGAGCGGGGCCACATTGGGATGACTCAGATATGTGTCGGACCGATCATGCATATAATCTATCGCATCTTTAATGGGCATATCAGCGGCTTCGCGGCAAATCCCCATAAGTCTCTCAATATGATTTTCCGGCATCTCTGCAGAGATGACCCTTGATACGGAGATAAGGTCTTGCAACGTCTCTGATGCACGAACTTTGAGCTTCGGCACGATCTGTCCTAGCTGATATTCAAGACTATCGCGCGATGGTGCAGTTTTCGGGAGCTTTGCCTCTTCGATCAACGCCGCGCCGTGCTCGCGCAAGGCGGCTCTCTCCGGGTCTTCCTCTTCCTCTACCGGAGCGGCCTCTCGGGTCGAAGAGTCGATCGGTCTCTTGCTCTCGGTATCCCAAAATTCGTCCGGTGCGGGCGCCGGCGGTGGTGTCGATGGCGATGCCGTCGCGCCGAAAATCTGCGCTCGCCTGGCGCGATTGAGCAGCTCGTTCATGGCGCGCCGGCCTCGGACAGTACAAGCCCGACGCCGGGCGAAGCTACGCGGCCGGCGATCTTTGCCGCCAAGCCGATCGGCTCGGCTGCGGCGGGTCGCCGCAGAATGGCAGTCGCCGTCGCTTTTCGAAGCAGTGGGCTCATGTATGGCACCGAGGCGATGGCCTCAGCAGCCGGCAAAGCAAGAGTCGCTGGATGACCAAGAAGCGGACCTAAGAGCGACGCGACATTACTTGCTTGCATCATACGTCCTGGTGTCCCGGAATCGGGATATTTTTTGCCGAGAACGCGCATCATTGGCGAGGAGAGGTCTTGTAACTGTGCCTGACCCTGCGCAAATCTGCCGATCCCGGCCTTTCCTAGACGCCTGGAGTGCGCCGCAACTGCTTGGCTGAACTCCTCCGGCGAGAAAGCATCTCTGCCCCGCTTCTCGGCTGCAAACGCCGCATCACGGATTACGCTGTAGTTCGACCACCCCTCATTGATAGCGCGCAGCCTGCTCGCATACGCAGGATTCTGCTTCGCAAGCCCCTCGCGGGCAGCCGACAGAACGTCGTCAAGCGATTCAGCGAGCAGAATAGAGTCCGGGTCAGCATTCGGCCCCTTGTAGCGGGTGGAGAAGTCCGTCAGATATTCCTCAGCGTCCTTAAAGTTCTTCTTGCTGAGGGCCTGATCGAGAATCTGCCCGAAGCGCGTCGCCTCCGCAGATGGCAGATCGGCGTGCACCCTCTCGACAATAGGTGTTAGATCGCCCACCAGCTGCCGCGTATCCATCTGGAGCTTCGGTGCAATCTCATCGAAAGCCCCGCTAAGATTATTGAAGACCTCTTTGACGCCTTGGGGGCCCACCTGTCCGCTGGCCTTGGCGCCGATCGGCTTTAATGCCCGATTGTAGACGGCTACATTGGCCTGTTCGATGGCATTCGCGCGGCCACGCACGATGGCGCTACCGAGGAACGGTATGCTGGTCAGCTTCTCTTCGGCCGCAGCCGCCTTGGGACCAATGGCTTGTCCAAGCGTCGGGGTCACACCTTCGCTGACGAGCTCTCTCGCCGCCGGATTCACCGCTCCACTGATGATCTTGCCGGCAACCTGGCCGACAATGCTGCCGGCGGCGCCGATACCGGCCTGCTTGAGCTTGGATTGCCAGTAGTGATCCTCGTCATCTGTTTCCGGCGATGCCGCGCCGGCGATTGCGCCGGCCACCATGCCGCCGGCAAGCCCCCCGCCACCGGCGAGCGCGATCGGCAATGTCGCCGCGATCTCGCCGGCCATCTTCGCGACATCGAAACCCTCGGGCTTGCGCGCCTCGTACTCGATTTTCCGCTGCCTGATGTTTTCCTCGAGTTTCCCCAGCGGGCGCGCCATAATCCCACGGGCTTCCTGCGGCAGTGCGCGCGCCGCCATCTTCGACAAGCCATAGGCGATATTGCCGGCGCCATAACCAAAGCTCTCGATGGTGCTCATCGGCCCTTTCTGCTTGCCGGACCAGTAGGACGCAGCTGCCGACTGCATTTCCTTTTCCGGCATATCATCAGGAAATTTGACATGCTAGCCGTTAGGAAACTCGACTGAGGACCAGTAGGACGCAGCTGCCGAATGCATCTGTTCTTCCGGCATGTCATCCGGAAACTGGCGGCGCTCGCCGTTAGGAAACTCTACTAGCGGCATCACACCATCCCATTGCGTACGCCATCTCCAAGACCGTCTTCACCTTGTGGTATTTCAGCAATTCCAGAAGCTGGTTAATCTTTTCTTCGGTCAGATCAACCATGGTAACTCCATCGATTACCGGCATGTCATTGTCCCATATCCATCCGAATAGCACGTTGTGGTCCGTCTCACCGGCATGTACGCCAGCGGATTGGGCACCGGCTGACTGAACACCTGACTCCATACGGCGTTGTCCATGGCATTCTGGCGTTGCCGGTAATCCATGCACTTCCAGAAATCACCGCTGTTGTTCGTTACGCCATGACAATTATCTGCTTCCGTAGGAACATCGACGCAGCCGACCAGCAGGATCACGCCCATGACCGCCGCTACGGCGATCATGCCGAAGTCAAAAGCCGTGTATTTCACTCTACTCTCCCGGTTGCAGGATTGAACTTCAGAACCTTAGCAGGTCCCGGTACCCCTGTCATTGGGAGATTTGCTGGATTGGCAACTTTTCGTGCCTGTCCGGGTCCAAAAACACCGGGCGGAGAATCGCCCGCGGGAGCCGGGTAATATCCTGACGTAGTTGGATTATTGCCCGGCGGAAATTGCCGCTGCGTTTGCTGATGCGACAACAACCCCTGAAATGCCTGCGAGCCCGGCTGTAGAACCACCCCCATCAACGACAGATTGCCGCTCAGGAATTGACGCAGCCGATCCAGCTTGTCGCGGACCTGCGCCTCGCTGTCGCCAACACTCGGAGCAAACATCTGGTTTGCATTCTTGAGCTCCTGTTCGTTGAGCGCCGCGCCGGTCGTGGCTCGAACGTAGGGGTCCATCGCCTGCAGAATGCGCTGATTGACCAGCGCGCCCTCCGGTACAGCAATACCGGGCGCGCCGTGTCGCGCCGCGGTGGCGCCGGCGAGCACCCCACGGTCGAGCTGGCCATTGGGGAATACCTGCTGCTCGATTTGATCGACGATCTCGGCACCCTGGCGCGTGCCCTGGATGCGACCGGCTTCGGCCATGCCGAGCGGCTTGCTCTTGACGGCCTGCGGCGCGCCGGCGAGCGGCACCGCATAGGGTGTGCCGCCCTTCGGCTTCATGCCGGCCATGTAATTGGTCGTCGTCATCATCTCGCCGGTGTCGGGATTACGCTCCTGCGTCTGGATCGGCAGGATTTGCGGCGCGAAATACCCGCCTCCTCCGCCGCCGCCACCACCACCAGTGGCAATGTGGCGGGCCTCTGCCTGCTGGCGAATGACCCTCGGGTCTTCCGGACCGCCCGGCTCAGCCATCAGATTGCCCGCCTCATCGCGAATAAAGCCGCTGGGTGTGCCTTGCGCCTTTGGCTTGGCCTTGAGGCCACCCGCCTTCACAAGCGCCTGTAGCGCCATCTGACGGCCTGCCGCCTCGTTCGGTATACCGCCGCTCACATCTTCCTTCATAATCCCCTCGAGCCAATGATTGGCCTGCTCGGGGTCCATGCCGGGGGCGATGTCCGAGAACGTCTTGTAGACCGCACCGACCGCCGCGTTGCCCTGCGCCGCCGCCTGCTTCATCACATCGAACGCCAGACGGCCCTGCTCGGTGGCGATGCGCTGGCGCTGCAGGTCGTGCTGCTGTGTATCCTGCAGCAGCGCCAGCAGCTGCGCGCGTTCCTTAACCGCCGACATGCGCTGCGCCTTGAGAATGGTCGACGGCAGCATCTCCGGCCCGGTCTGCTGGCCGCGCATGATCGCCAGCGGATTGATCACCGGCATCGTCCGGATCGCCCGGAATATCTCATCCGGCGATGGCGTATCGTGAATCAGGCCGGCGGTGATCTGATCGAAGATGCGCGACGTCGCCTGCTCGGACGGCATCGGTGGCCCGGTCGGTTGCTCCTGCGCGAGCCCGGATTCGAAATCTTCCATCATCGCATCCAGCTGAACTGCGGCTGGGTCGGCCGCAACCCGGAGAATTGCGCCCATGGCGCCTGGTTGACGTAGCCTGCCATCGGCGGCGATGGGGCAAACATGTCACGCAGCTGCCGGCCACCGCCCATGGCCTCGCCGGCAAGACCGAGAATATCGAAGCTGCGCTGGTACTTCATCTGATTGCCGATGCTCCCGGCTGTCGCCATCTGCGCATATTCGCTCGCATCACCGGCCGCTTGGCCATAGCTGGATGCTACACCCAGCATGCCATGGCCGGTCGCCATGAGACGCTGCTGCGCCAGCCCGCCCGATTGCTCGCTCGCCTGCTGAAACAGCCTGCCGATGGCAAGATTACGCGATTCATCCTCGCGCTCGGGACGGACGCCGGCGGTGAGCCCCCGCGCGCGAGCCTTCCTGGCCAGCAGCTGGTTGCTCATCACGCCTTCGGCGATGTTGCGCCGCAGCCGGCTTTCTTCCATCGCGGCAGTCTGCCGGAACAGCGGATTGGTGACGTCGCCGGCCGCCTGAAAATAGCGCTGTGCGGCGCTCGCCGCATTCACCTGCGCCTGCATGGTGCGCTGAATGCGGCCCATCCCCTGCATATTGCCGCCGGCGAACATGCTGCCGATGGAACCGGCGGTCGACAGACCCATCAGGGCAGCGGCGAACGGGAACGGCATCGGATTACCTTACTGAACCGGCTGTTGGGGGAGGATTAGCATGTTGCCCGGCTCAACCCTCCCAAAATAGTCGGTCAGCGCTTCCGGCCCCCAGTAGTCGAGATTCGTCTTGCCTGGCGAAAATGTCCAAGATTTGTCCGTCCTCCGGAGCCACGTGCCGCCCTCATATCCATCACGACCATGATACATCGACTGCGTAGAGAAAGTAGGGTGATTTGGCTTCTTAAAATCATCTTCGAAATGGCCGGAGTGAACCTGTTGACCACGATGCTTTTTCCACCAACCACGCATATCGTAATTCTGCATATCTCGGCTGTAATCCCTGCCCTCCCATTTCCTCTGGTCAGCGATGAACCTATTGAAAGCCATCTCTTCGCTCGATGATAACGGTGTATTGTATCGATCCACCCACGACTCGCTTTCCGGATCATTGATTGATGGCATTTGCCGCTACCTCAACATCAGTATCTTGTTGATCTTGAGCATCCATTTGGCGATTTCGGCGTCCTGAGCACAGCTGAAATTGCCGATGCCGTTAGCAACATCAGTCACCTTGTCCAAGGCTACCGGCATCGGCAACTCGTCGCTCTCGCCGTCGGTCGTGAATACCGCGAAGTCGAACTTCATGTCCTGCTCATTCCTTGTAGGTGCCATGCCAATGTGGAATCGGCGTCATCGATCCATGTGTCGTAATACGACAACCATAGATCGTCGTATGTCCAATATCTCACAATCCCGCGCGAGCCGGTTCGCGAATATACCGGGAAGCCATGTGTCAGAACCGGACCGGCATCGGTTATGATCTTCATCTGATTCCCAGTCTGTTGATGAACAGCGTGAATCGAGAGATGACATCCGGCCCTCGCTGATCGCTGGTCGATATCGTCAGACGCATTTCCTTGCCGCGCCATCTGAGCGGGAATTTCCGGTCGAAGATACCTGAGCCGCCGCCGATCGTCCATTGGCCGATGATGATGCTGCCTATCGAGCCGCTGCCGCCGGCCGCCGATACGGTGATGATGTCGTTGCTCTCGATCGGGAAGAACGGCGCCTCGGCTCGGATCGTGTAGGTGATGTCGGCACCGTTGTGGAACGTCGGCTGAATGTAGTGGCCTTGCTTGACCTGCAGGGACCGGCGCGGCTCGTCGAGCGTCAGCCAGCCCGACTGGTACTCGGTCGTGTAGGTCTCGCCATCGTCGTCATAGGTGCCGGCGTCGAACCGATAGACCTGGCCACCGGCGCCGGCGCACAGCAAAGTGCCGTCCTGGCGCGTCAGGAATGCGTTCTGCCGGGCGAACTTGCCGTCGAACAGGCTCCAGCTGCCGCGCGTCGGTGCCGGTGAGAATGCCTGCGGACCGGCGCCCATCAACGCCGATCCGAAATACGGCGTGTAGTTGTAGGTGAAAATCTGCGAGCCGATCTTGAAGCACACCCACGACCGCTTCGGATAATGGAACACCATGACCTCGGATTCGTTCGCCGAGGCGATCAAGGTGCGCAACGTGTTCTTTAGCGCCTCAGAGAGATTCTCCTGGCCTAAGCCGCTGCCGCCGCTCTGCGGCAGATACGAGAAGCTCTGCACCCCGTCGTCGGAGATGATCACGACATCGTTACCTATCGTCGCCAATCCCTGCGGTGAGCGCGCGCCCTGCGGAAACAGGCCGGCCGGGCTGAAATCCTTGCTGCCGCCGGCATCGTCGATGATCGGATCGGTGCCCTCGAACAGCAGGGTGAAGCGATTGCCACACATCACCAGGAACCGCTGGTAGCTGGCCATCGACTTGATGATATCGCCGGTCGGTTGCTGTGAGCCGAAGCTGAACGTGCCGGACGCGATCGTGCCGCTCGAGGTGGTCATGTCGGACGGATCGTCGGGACCGCTGATACGGACGAGGTGGCGATCGCGGCTGTCGATGAAGTAGGCGCGGCCATAGTGGACATGTACACGTTCGGCGATCGGCATGGCCGACTTGTGAAACGTCAGGATATCGCCAGGCGACTGGCCGGCCACCACACCGCCGATGCCGAGCGCGGCGCTGCTGATGGCACTGACCAGCGAAACGGTTTGCTGACCAGGATTGTGGATAAAATCGCCGACGCGGATTGATGTGCCGAACCAATTAGTGATGCCGGAAACGGCCACGGTGGTCGAGTTGGTGCCGGGACCGGCGGTGGCGACATTATCATCCTCGCCGCCGCCGTCCTGCGGAATGATGTTGAGCTCGACGGTATCGATGATCTGGTAATGATCGCCCGGCGACTGTCCTGCAATCGCCGTATGTTGAATAGTCGCCGTGGCTGATACAGCCACAATAATACCAAGGAGCTGACGCGTCATATTAAATACAACGTCGTCGTTGGTTATGCCTCTGGTGGATGGACTTCCGCCTAGTGCCGTGGTGTTGTTTATAACCAGCTGTGTAGTGGTGGTTGGCGTAATGGCCTGGTCTTCGTCGATGATTGCGCGCAGCTCGGTGTAGTTCTGGCCGTCCTTGGTGTAGACGTTGCGGCTGGTGCCGTTCACGAAGATCAGCCGGTCGACCATCTGCACCGACTGATACGTGTTGCCGTGGAAATGGCTGTTGAACGCGCTGACCCATGCCGATGTTGCGACATTGAAGCGGTATAGGCGGCCCTCGGCCCCGGCGATCAGGGTCGTCGCGCCGGTGCGGCTGTCTACCAGCTCATGCAGCGACGATATGGTCGGGCCACCTGGAATCGCCGGGCTGTGCTTGACGAGGCCTTGCCGCTTTTCACAACCGCCGGCTGAGTTTATGAAGCGGTTGCGGAACCTTAGCGCGTAGTCCGGGGGTAGGGCGGTTTCCTCGAAGTTGGTCGCGAGGCCTTTCGGCGCTATTGGGTACGTGGCTTGGAGGAGGGCCATATTGTCATTGCTTGCCGGTATCACATTGGTATGATGAGATGTGAGAAATGAAGATGTTTAAATACTCCATGGCGCGGTTTTCCCCATAATTCCTTTCGATAAACAGCATTAACATTCGCATTTGGCTAGTTAAGAAAGTTGCGTAAGCTTCTATCCCCACCTTCCCGCCATACTCATCATCGATCACATCCGCTAAGAGAAAACCTAAAACACGAGCATCTTCCTCTACGCGTTTAACGTCATCGTTCATTTATACCCCCGCTTTGGCGGCAGATGCGGCTTCGCACTCTTCGCCAGCATCTTGCCGCCCTTGTCGGCGTTGTTGAACTCCTTGCTCACGTTCGACGGCGGGCAGCTCGGATAGTTAGACCCATGACTGCAGGCAGCCATGAAGCGCGCTTGCTTCGGTGATTTGCTCGGCATTTCACTCCTCGTCCGGCACTTTGTTCGCTCCTACCGACTCGGCGGCTGCCATGAAACCCGCCCGGTAGGCCGCATAATCATCACGGCTCTGGTCGTACAGCGCATGCGAAAACTCGGTGATGTCGAGGAATTTCTCATCGAAAAAATCCAGCCAGCCGATGCCGTAATAGATGGACTCGCTATGCGGGCGAGGGCGCTCATGTGTCTCGCCCGACATGGCGGTCGTCCTTATGCGGCCGGCGGCAGCGGTGCCGGTTCGGAATAGATCGGCAACGCGACATCACTGAACTGCGTGATGCCCCAGGCAACGATCGTCCGGCCGTCCGTGCCCACTGTTCCAGCAAGTGCAGGAACGGCGAGCTTGAAGTGATTCGGGTCTTCGTGGTCGTTCTCAGGCATGTGTTTTCCTTTCTTGGTAGGCTTCACATTTCTCGGCATAGCGCTCCCTCACAAATGCGTCTTGTACTTCTTGCCGACAACAACGATGCCGGTCCCGGCCGGCACCGTGGCCGCGTCGATGACACCACCGAACTTCTGATACTGATTTAGAAAGTGCTCACGCTGCGCGTTTGTCATCTTCGTGTTGAAGACGGCCCACGTGGTGCTGCCGATCACCGTTGCCGTACTGATATCCGCCATTCCGTGAAGCCTCGCTCTCTCTCACCCCAACACAAATTGTATCTCGCTGTCCCCCGTGTCGTAGTTGAAGCGGTTGAGCTCTTCTCGTTTCATTCGTTCGTACTCGACCAGCGCCGCTTGGACATGCGGGTTCGGCTCGCCGCCGCTCTCCTCGAGCAGCAGCTTGACGTACAAACCCTGCTCGACCAACTGCGCATTGTACATGGGGATTATGCTCGCGTCAGCGGTCGCCAGCACCCGATGCTTGGTGTACATCGCCACATGGAACTGGAAGGGCTCCGTGGGGGCCGTAACCGGCTCAGGATAGACGAACATGATCGGGTCGGCCCCCGACACCCCGATGACCGCGAAGTGCCTCGGCGTGCCCCGCGCGCTGCCCCTGATCCACCGTTTCATGTCGGGGATGCTCTGCGGCATGAGATGCTGCGTCTGCCGGCCGAAATGGACGAGGAAAATGCTGCGCACGACCTCCGATGTCGCTGTGACCGGTACGCTCACCTTGAACCGGTTCGTGCTGGTCGCGGCGGTGACGATGGTCTCGCGCCAGGCTTCCTGCCAGTCGCCGGCATCGCCGATTTCCTGCAGCACGCCGTTCAGAAGATCGAGGGCCAGCACCGACATGCGTGTCTGGTCGAGCGTCGTTACCGCGTTCAGCGCCAGCCGCGTAAAGCAGTTGTTGATGATCTCGAGGACCGGGCGGTGCTGGTAGGATTGTGTCATGCTCTAGCACTTGCCCGCACTTTCCGCCATGCCACAGGGTTCTTCTCGAATAGCGTTATCTCTCTGTACGAAATCGCCAGTCCCTCTTCGGCGACGAGCGCTTTGGGATCACCGCCGTCGGTAACGATCCGCTGCCGGGCGTATTCCAGGAACGACCTGTTGTGCGGCATTATATCTTCGACCGCATAAACTCCGCCCGCTCGCAGCCGCGGCCACATGATGTCGAATGTGGCGATCATAGATGACGCGATATGACCGGCGTCGTCGATAATGATGTCAGGCGACGGCAGGGAAGAGAGAACACGTGGGTCCGTCTGGTCACCAATGATCACCGTCTCGCCGACATCTATGCTCGTACATTCCGGAGCACGATCGACGCCGATAATCCTGACATTCGGACCGAGCCATTTACGCCAAATCTGCAGTGAGCCGCCCTGCAGCACACCGAATTCTATAAGCGTCGCGTTGGTGCCGATGAACTTCGACAAATGGCGCGGATAGATGTCGAGATAGGGGTCGCGCTTGACCGAATAGCGGCCGGTATGCGTCTCGAAAATCTCTCTGAGAGTCGTCATGTGCCAAGCCAGAACGGGACATGCGCGGTTACCCCGGCGACTTTTATCTTGAGAAAGCCGGAAGCGAATGCCGATACATCCTGCATCGGAATACGCCGGCCACTACCGGTTGATGCCGTGACAATCGCCGTGGAATTGGCGCTGACCAATGCAAGCAACCCATCGACCCATAACGAACTGGCCGATATGGTTGCGCTGAATGTGGCCGCACTCGTAAACGTCGTTACGCCCGTATGCGCAACCGGCCCGCTGAACGCGGCGCTCGCCGTCACCTTCATGTTGCCGGCGACGCGCGCCGAGCTGGCGACGAACAGCTGCGTCGCGCGCACATTGGCGGCGGTGATGTTGGTCAGCGCCAGGCTGCCGGCCGTCATGGTGCCGGCGCTGAGCGTATCGGCCTGCAACACCGTTATCTGCGAATTGCCGATGTTGGCGGTGTTGGCACTTACTTCGCCGGTGGTGATGAAGTTGTTGGCCTTGAGGTCGCCGGCCATGACCTGCGCCGTCGTGTCCGAAAGCGCGACGAACGAATCGATCAGATCGACAAAATCGGTGCCGTGCGGGATATCGCCTTCTCCAAAGCGCGAGATGTTGGTGGCACGCGTCTGCTGGGTCATTTGCCGGGCTGCAATACGCTGAGAGTGTAGCTGGATGAGTTGCCGCTGATCGCCTCTACCACGAAACGGCCGAACCGCCCCTGCATGGTACGCGTCGTATGTTCGGTCACCACACCGAACGGCACGGTCGCAAAGCTGAATATGGACTGCGGCGACGGCATGTCGTCGAGCGTCACCTGGAACGCGGTGCGCGCATCACCGCCGCCGGCTTTGCGCACCTTGGTGTGACTGATGTTGCCGATCTGACCGCGAATTGCCCGAGCGTTCGTGCTAAGCGAAAACCACGGATATGTGGTGGCCGTAGCCGACACTATTACCTGAGTCGCATAGATCATGCGAGCTACATCCCGACATTGAGAACGCCAAAGGCTATCGCCACCGATCCTGAGACCTGTGTAACGTTGAGGCGAATTGCCGAATGCGGAAATGTCAGCGCAGTCACCCCGATGATACTATCGGCACCAGCGGTGAAATTGAACCAATTAGGTGTCGGTGAGGTGACGAATGGCGAATCGATAGTGAATTGGACTACGGCAGAGACTTCCGTAGCTGCGCCGCCGCCCCTTGATTGCGAATAGTAGAAGCTTGTATTAACCGGCGTGACGTGAATGTTGACCGGGACGACATACGCACAAACCTGCGCTACGGCAGTTGTGAGTGTAAAGTATGTCGTCACGCGGCATTGCCCTACGTCGACGAATAGAAGAACGGCACCAGCGCTACTGTACCATCAACGATGATCTTGACGAGCCCACGGAACCTGACTGTCGTCTCGCCGGTGCTGGCGGACGTAAAGATGATCGGATTGCCGGCGCCGGTGAAGATAACGCCGCTCGTTCCACCACCACTTACAAGCGAGAGCGTCCCTAATGGGACTGCTGCCTGGTATACATTCTGACCTGTCGGTGCATCGGCGGATGCCCGAATATGAACCGGCCCGGTAAACGTCGTCATATCAATAACCCTTCGGCTTGCGGATCGGCATGCCCTTCGGCTTCTTGGGCTTGGCCATCACGCACCGGGCGAGCCGAACACGCCGCGTGGATCGGACCAGCCGGTATCCCAGCGGCCGACGGTCGTCATCTTCAGGTTCTTGGTGTCGAACTCGTTGTCGCGCGACAACTCGGGCTGCATCCGCCAGTAGAACGTAAGGCCGTTCGGGATGTCGGTCTTGATGAACCATGCATCGTCATCGGTGAGCCACGGGTTGACCACCAGGCGAATACCGAGACTGACCAGCGGGTTCATGTCGTTGTCGGCCGAACCCGTCACCTGGCCGCTGCTGAGCAGCTTGACGGCGCGGAACATGAACGCCGGCGACACCAGCAGAGTCGTCGGCCGTACCAGCATCTTGAGGCCCTGATCGTCGACGAACTGGCTCTTGACATCCTGCAGCGCAATCTCGAGCGAGGTCTGGTCGAGGTCGGCGGCGGTCGCCAGCTGATTGCGGAACGTGCCGCCATTCACCAGCACATGCGAGGATGAGCAGAGAGCAACGCCGTCCGATCCGGTAAAGCTGGCGCTGAATGCGCGGTTCATGACGTTAGCCGCATCGGTCTCTTGCGACTGCCGCATAGACCTGGCAAGTAATTCCGGCAGCTGGTTGATGTAACCATACTGCTCGTCATCATACATTTCCATCGTCACTACGCAACCAATGGCAAACGTCTCCATGACGTATTCTGTCTGGAAGCCCTGCATTGGGTCTACATAGCTGACCTGCGATCCTTCCGTCTTGATCGCAGCAAGCGGCAAGCCGGTAACGCCTTGGACTTTCTCGAAGCGCTTGTCCGAGTATTTGATGTCCATATACTGCGAGAATATCTCCGGCCACTGGTTGTAGGCGGTGCCGTACAGATCGGCAAGGCCGGGCCAAAGAAGTTCAGGAAAGTTAGAGGAGGCAATGGCCATTTCAATTCTACCTTACGAGGCGTTGACTAGGTTCTTGGCAAGAATAACCTCTAGGCCATCAACCCAGTCTTGATTGGTGAGATAATCACGAGTCACAAGATTCGGCCCAACAACTCGCCAAGGATGAGTTAAACTCATTGCCTGAGTTGCGCTCGTCATCGTCACCGCAAATGCCGATCTGCCAACAGCAAGGTTTGTTGCGCCAGCACTAGCATCGGCCGCATACCCAACAAAGCGATTCATTACCACCGGTGTTGCGCTTGCATCGGTGGCAACAATGTATGTATTGCTGTTGTCAATATATACGTCCACAAAGCCACTGGTTCCGGCCGGAAGATACGGCCCACGGATAGGCTGAGAGAACACCAGCGGCTTTTGATTGGCGTCGAGGCATTGCATCACAACGCCTAGAGTTATCTGCGCATTATCAACGCTGCATGCCACTGGCGTTACTGTATTGCCTGACGCGACAACCACCGCATCACCGGTGAAAATTGCTCTCTGAACGCCGGATGCGCCATCAACCCGATGACGAACGGTGGTCGGATTGAATGTGCCACCGGTAATGTTTCGGCATGGCTTGAAGCCGAACGGCGCCTTGAGTGCGGCCATATTGCCTTATCCTACTTGCGGTTGACGTGTACGGCGCGCGGCGGTCGGATAGCGGCCGGCACGCATCTTCGCGGCGATGAAACGCCGCGCATCCTCGCGGCTCTCGAACGGCTTGCCGGTGCGCGGGTTGATCACCTCCTCGGTGATGATGCTCTCGGCATTGAACGGCCCGCCGGTGGCTTCGAGCATCGCCTGCGCCCGCGCCGCCGGTCGCATCGTCTGCTTATCGGTCTGATCCTGGTAGTAGTCCTCGCGGGCCAGCGCCATCTCCTCGGGCAGCTTCATCAGCCGCAACGTGCCGACCTTGTGCACGCTGGTGGTGCTATCCTCGCCGGCCCGCACCTTGGCGCCGCTGACGCCCGAGACGATCTCCCAGCCGTCCTCGCGCAGCTCCGAGATGCGATCGCCGGTGCCGCTGGCATCGGACGCCCACTTGTAGCGGTATCCGGGCTCCTTGTTGCGCACCCCGAGACGGCTGCCGCGCGGCTTCCACGGCGCGGTGCTGCGCTTCGGCTCATCCTCGATCGGCGGGAGGCGCGGATCGGTCGAACTAACCATGCGTCGTAATCGCCCTCTTGTATCGCCCGATCGGATCGGGATCACCCCGGAACATCCGCTTGGCGATGTGAATCTGCTCCGCCGTCAACTGTGGCGATGCCGTCTTGCTCTTCGGAGGGTTCTCGGTGCCGAGAAACGCCGCATGGCGTGCCGGCTTTGCTGCTGCAACCGGCTGAGGCGCGCCTACAGCCTTCGCCGTCGACTTACCGATCCCCATGTAGCGATCGATAGAGTCCAGAACATCACCAATCGGTGCGAAGGCCGTCATCGGATCGGCCATTACCAGCTGGTGCGCTCTGTTCGCTTTCTCGTGTAGCGGATGCCTCGGATCAACCCACGGC